AGCCGTACCGCGCACCAAAAGCGGCCAAGTACGCCAAGTACAAAAACGTCCCGCGCAAGACGGTGAAGTGGTTTTGGGGTGCGCTTGAAATCACCAAATTTTGAGCGATGCCAATACCAACCAAGCCCAACCCACGGAAGTACACGGTCACGACTAAAGTGACATCGGAGGTGTTAAAAGGATTGAAACAAGAGGCCGCGCTAACAACCGAAGGGAACATGAGCCAGTTGATTTTTGAGCTTATCACAAGCGACGACTACATCGACCGCCCGTATCCCGACGACATCTTTGAGGCGGACTTAAAGGACATCAAAAACAGGAAAAAATCTACCACATGAAGGAGTTCATTTGCAAACACTACGGGAGCCTTGACAAGTGCGCCGAGGAGCTCAACGTCGGACGGTCTACCGTGTACCGATGGGTCCAAAGCAACCCCCGGGGCATCTTGCTCCACGCTCCCGAGATTCTACGCGACAAGGACACGACGTCCTTGGAGCTTGTGTCGGAGGTCGTACACCGTGAGGGCCAACTAACAAAAGCCGAGGACGCATGAGGCCGGTCAACACCAAGAGCCTTTTCCACACGTTGTGTACAACGCTGGAGAAGCTCGAAGCCGACGAGGTCGACGTCTACAAGGCGGCGGCCACGGCCAAGCTCGTCCACGAGTGCGGGAACCTCTTGAACTACGAATTGAAACGGGCGGCGCTTATGACCCGGCCCGAGTTCAAAGCGGAGCACCGGAGGTTGGAAAGCAAAAACTTCGACAGCATTCCACAGGATGCACCCAAAAGCCTGACGCCATGAAGACGCTGGACGAAGCACGCGAGCCGCATTTCCGAGAGTTCATAAAGTCGTGCAACAACTGGGAGGTATGCGTTTCGATGGGGTGCAGTTACGAGATGCTCGAGGAGATTGACCGGGACAAGTTCCGCGACGACCTCAAGCGGTTCATGGAAGCCTACAACATCGAAGACAGCGAATACCAAACCGTCGTCGACTTCTACAACAAGGTCTACCAAAACTTCAGGGCACAACAGCCGGAAGGTGGACAGGTACACAAGCGCGACCCGGAGTTGTGGGCGTTACGAAAGCAATTCCTCAAGCGGTGCGGGGTCAAGTCAACGCACAACCGCAAGTCGCACAAACACCCCAAAGCGGTGTGGTATATGGTCGAGGCTTACGGGTTCAGTTGGCACCACTTTAATCTTGAGAAGTTGCCCGACGAGGCGCTGGCCTACCTTGTGAGCAACGCGGCCCTCGCCGTGGCGCACAAAGACGCAAGGGGCCAGACGTTGGACTATATGTGGGACGAGATGGAGGACTCGACATTGTACGAATTGTACAAAGGCGTCAAGAACTTCACTAAACTTACCGAAGCATGAGCGACAAGAACCTCGCGCAAGGTTGGTTGGATGGAGGGGGCTACGGCTCCCTCCCTCCCAACTCACACAAGAAAAGTAGCAAATACCACAGCGGACCCCAAAAGACCTACTACCACGGCGTCAAGACGTGGGACCCTTGGAAAAAGCGGTGGTACGTCATCCAAACGTATCCTTGAGCATGGAAAGAGAATTTCGAGGGGTATGGATTCCCGCCGAGGTATGGTTGGACAAAAGGCTCACCCTTGTCGAGCGTGCTTTGTTGGCCGAGATTGATTCGTTCAGCGGAGCAGGCAAGACCTTCCACAAGTGCAACGACACCATTCAGACCGAATACGGCATAAGCCGCAACACCATTTCGCGGGCTTTGCGTAAACTTGAGGCGCTCCGATTCATCGAGGTGAACTTCAACGGTAGGGTCCGTCATTGCTCAACTCGTGCAGGCAGCATCACCAAAATGGGGAGGCAGACTCCCCAAAATGGGGAGGCAGCATCACCAAATGATACCTCTACTAACAAAGAAGAAAGAACAAAGAACAACACAATAAAAAAGAGAGGGGCACGCCCGCACGGTTTGCAGGAGGTGGTTGAAGCCTTTACATCCGTGCAAGCCTCCAAAGACGACGCAATGGCCTTTTGGGATTATTACGAGGCCAACGGGTGGACGCAGGGCAGGGGCAAACCCATCAAAGATTGGAAGGCCGCCGCGCGCGGTTGGATTCGTAGAACAGGACAATTCAAAACAAATGAACGAACTCGCAAAGGCACAACAACAAATGGTCCAACGGACGGCTCACTCATTGAGCAACATCTCCGCCGCCTCTCGGATGGACCCGGTGGAGGCATGGAGTAAGGGCGTCAACGTCCAAGCCGCATACAACAACCCACAAACTCAAGCGGCGGTCGAAGCCGCATTGATTGCGATGGTCGCCAAGACGCTTCGGTACTTGGACTATTCACGCACCATCACAGCAGACCAAGACATCATTGACGCGGTGGAACACCTTCGCCTTGAGTTCCCGGCCATGAAGTTGGAAGAGTGGGCCATCATATTCCACCGGCTGAAGACGGGCCAATATCGTCCCGGTTACGAGCGTTTGAAACTTCCTGAACTTGTGTCTATATTTCAGCAGTACGAAGGCGAACGCGCCGAGCGTCGTGAGGCCAACTGGGGAGAGCTCAAAAAGGCAACCCCCAACAACCTCGACGACGAACAGGTCAAAGCCTTGTACGACCAATACGCCCAACAACGCCGTGAAGCGAAGCAAGCCTCTCAAAAGGAAACCGAAGTCAAGCACGTCCAAACAGACGAGCGCGGGCGGTGGGACTTCATCCCGTACCCGAACACGCAAGACCACGAACCCGAGGGGGGCGATGGTCAAAAAGGTTGACGCGGTCTTCTCTCAATACGTTCGACTCCGGGCCACCGACGAAACTGGTCACGGAAATTGCTTCACGTGTAATTCTAGGCGGCATTGGTCCGAAGTTGACGCGGGCCACTTCATGAGCCGGGCTTGTATGTCGACCCGATGGCATGAGGACAACGTCATGTTCCAGTGTAAAAGATGCAACGGGTTCCGGTCGGGTGAGCAATTCCTGTTCGCTCGCAATTTGGACGCCCAATTTGGGGAAGGGAAGGCCGAGGAGTTGTTCATAGAGTCCAAGCAGACGCGCAAGTGGACACGCGCCGAGCTTGAGCAAATGTATCACCACTACAAACGCCTTGTGGATGAACTCCGCTCGTCGAAAGGAATTTGAGGCGTGGTTCGTGAAGAACTACGACGACCTCGTGGCCTCGGCCCAGTCGTTCCACCCGGACGGGCGTGACCTCGTTCACAACGTGTACCTCCGATACATCGACGCGTTGGCAAGCACGGGCCGACCGATTGACAAATACGCCGCCTACTTCCGTCGGGCCATGTGGATAGAATCAACGCGAGGGGCCTTCAAACGGCTTTTCACGTATGTAGACGCCCCTCAAACCGAGTTGGGCAACCCTGACCCCTCCCGCGACCCTTTCGAGGCCGAGAACGCGCTAATTTTAACCCGGCACCTCGCATGGTTTGACAGAACCGTCCTCAACCTGTACCTCGACGGCTACAACCTCCGCCAAGTAGCAAGGGAGTCCGGAATACCTGCGACCACGCTATATCAATCGCTCCACCGAAGCAAAACCAAACTTCGCCATGTTCATCGTCAGCGCACAAACAAGGGCAAATAGACTCAACACCTGCCGGGAGTGTGAACACTTTGTCGAGCCGACCCAAAGTTGCGGGCCGCTCGTCACCGAGGCGTTCACCGACTCGAAGCTCTGCGGGTGCCATATGCCGACCAAGACACGCCTCAAGTGGGCGGAGTGTCCCCTTGGCAAATGGGAGGCCGTTATCACAGGCGAACAGCTTGCCGAGGTGCAAGCCTTTCTCGACATCGTTGACACGGACCCCAAAAGCCTGACCGACCAAGACCTCGCCGACCTCTACAACCGTATCTTGGGCACCAAAGAACAAGCCACCTCTTGCGGTGGGTGCAACCGCAAAATGCTGAAGACCCTGAAAAAACTAATAAATGAAAGCAACCGAAACCATCCCAAGTGAATCATTCTACGTCGCCGTTGGCACGCTTGCCCATGAGGGCGGGTACAGAATGACAGAGGACGAAGCCCTACAACGTGCACAACGTGGCGTCACCCGCCTCGGGCATACGTGGGAACAAATTGTGAGCCCCGTGCGCCTTCGGCCATTGGTAGACGCCCGCAAAATGGTGTCGTACTTTTTGCGCGACCAAGGGTGGACCTACAAGGCCATTGGTCAAGTCATGAACCGCGACCACGCCACAGCCGTCCACCATGTGCGCTCACTGTTTTGGTTGATTGAAACCGAAGACCACATGAGCCGCAAATACAACGAATTCCTCTCCGCATGACCAAGCCCCTCACCTTCCGCAAAGCCAAGCGCCTCCTCGGTCAATGTGACGACTGGGTTCTCTTTACAGCCAAAAACAACGGCGACGAAACTTGCAACCTTGAGTGCGCAACCATGACATCCACGTCGTGGGCTCTCTTGATTGACTTCGCAACCGCCGACGAAAATTTCTACAATGCCCTTGAGACCATCCTCAACACGGCCCGTGACATTCGCGAAAACGGCGAATCTCCGGACCAACCCGAATAACCCTCGGGCCATACGCAAGGACCAACTCAACAAGCTCGTCAAGAGCCTGAAAGAGTTTCCCGAGATGCTCGAAGCGCGGCCCATTGTCATCGACAAAGAGGGCACCGTTCTTGGGGGCAATATGCGCCTTAAGGCGGCCCAACTTGCCGGGCTCGATGAGGTGCCCGTCTACGTGCGTGAGTGGGACGAAGGCAAGGACGGCGAGTTTATCATCAAAGACAACGTGAGCTTCGGCGAATGGGACCAAGATATGTTGGGCAACGAGTGGGAACCCGAACAGCTCGACGAGTGGGGTTTGAACATTGACTGGGACGAACCCGAGGAGACGGAAGGACTCACCGACGCGGACGACGTCCCCGAAGTACCGGAGGAGGCCACAACGAAACCCGGAGACCTTTGGATTTTGGGTGAGCACCGCCTCTTGTGTGGCGACTCGACCAAGGCCGAGGACGTGGAACGTCTCATGGACGGCGCAACCGCTGACGCGCTTGTCACTGACCCGCCCTACGGCATGGCTTTCCAGAGCAATTACCGCAAGGAAAAACACCGAGAAATAAAAAACGACCGCGACGACGAGTGCCTACACCTTGCCTGTGCATGGCCGGTCGCATTCGCGAGGTATGTTTGGTGCCGTTGGGACAACTTGGGGAGCATACCACGCCCAAAAAGCCTTGTGACGTGGGTCAAGAACAACTGGTCGATGGGGGACTTGGAACACGAACACGCAAGACAAACTGAGGTCTGTGCTTTTTATCCGGGCAAAAATCACAAATGGCCCGACAAAAGACCCACGGACGTCGTGCAACATGACAGAACAGGAAACACGCTACACCCGACACAAAAGCCTGTGGAACTTTTACAAGAGGTAATTGGATGGACGGAGGGCTTGGTTGTTGACCCTTTCCTTGGTTCAGGTACAACCCTCATCGCGGCAGAAAAAACCAACCGGACGTGCTACGGCATGGAAGTAGACCCCAAATACTGCGACGTCATCGTCAAGCGTTGGGAGGAGTTCACAGGTAAAAAAGCAGAGCTATGGAAGCCCTAAAAACCACCAAAACCGACACCAAAAAAGAGCAGATGCTTGAAGCCCTCGAAAGGTCGCTCGGCATCGTGACGACAGCTTGCAACGCGGTCGGCATCAATCGGTCCACGCATTACGACTGGCTCAAGAAAGACAGCGACTACGCCGACAAGGTCAAAGCCATCGAAGGCCGGACGCTCGACTTTGCAGAGAGCCACCTGCACAAGCTCATCAAAGAGGGCAACCCAGCCGCGACCATTTTTTTCCTCAAGACGAAGGGCAAGGGACGCGGGTACGTGGAGCGACAAGAGATTGAAGTGGCCGAGAAAAAGCCGCTGTCATGGTTTGGAAACGACAACTCAACAACGACATGAAGTACACCATCAACACAACCGTCCGCAACATTGCGGAGAACGGCACCGAGGGGGAGCGCACCCTCTACCAAGTAATCGGAACGGACAGGGAAGGCAACGCCTCCATCGTGGGCAACTACGACACCGAGGAAGCCGCCAAGGAAGTCGTCAAACAACTGGAAGTCCTTGAGGATGAGTGAGGTCCTTTATCACGCGCTCGGGTTGTGTGGTGAGCACTGGCACCCCAACCTTATCAACGTCTCATTGTTTGGGTTTTTGATTTGGGCGGCGTACCGAACAAGCAAGGAAAGGGCTTGAAACAAGCGGCGACATATTACCACGTCAAACAGTCGCCCGCCAAGATACAAGTACACCAAGGGGGCACGCGTAGCGGCAAGACGTTCTCCATCCTGACGGCATTGATTGAGCTTTGCCATACCAACGAGAACTCAGGGGCCGTCATTACCATTGCGCGCAAGACGTTCCCGGCCATACGTGCGTCGGTCATGCGCGATTTCTTCACCATCCTCGAAAGGGAAGGCATCTACAACGTAGCCAACCACAACAAGAGCGAGGCCACGTACATCCTCTACGGGAACCTCGTGGAGTTCATTTCGATTGACCAACCGCAAAAGGTGCGGGGCCGTAAGCGTGACATCCTGTTTGTGAATGAGGCCAACGAACTCAACCTTGAGGACTGGAGGCAGTTGGTGCTCCGGACCACGGGGCGCATCTTGATTGACTACAACCCGTCGGACGAGTTTCACTGGATATACGACGAGGTCATCCCACGCGACGATGCGGACTTCTACCAAACCACGTACCTCGACAACCCGCACCTCCCGGATGCGGTCGTGCAGGAGATTGAACGCCTCAAGCAAGCGGACCCGGACTACTGGAAGGTCTACGGCTTGGGGGAGCGTGGCGTGAGCCGTGCGACCATCCTCACGCATTGGAAGGAATACGACCAAATCCCGACCGACTACAAACTCCTCAACATCGGCCTTGACTTTGGGTACACCAACGACCCCACGGCTATCGTGAAGGTTTACACGGACGGCCACGGGTTTATCTTGGACGAAGTATGCTATGCCACGGGACTCACCAACGCGGCCATCTCGCAAACGCTACGCGACGCCGAGGTGGGGCGGGGTGCCATGATTGTGGCGGACAGTGCCGAACCCAAGAGCATCGACGAAATACACGGCCACGGGTTCAACGTCCACCCAGCACGCAAGGGAAGGGACAGCATCCGAGCAGGGTTGGACTTCCTACGCTCCCGACCGTTGGGCATCACATCGCGAAGCGTGAACGGCATCAAAGAGCTCCGCAACTACAAATGGAAGGAAGACAAGAACGGGCGCCAACTCAACGAGCCGGTGGACGCTTTCAACCACTTCATCGACGCGAGCCGGTACGCCATCACCCACACGCAGACCAACCCGAACTTCGGGAAGTACGCCCTCGGGTAAGGGTTTGTAACTTAGGGGCGTAAGCAAACCACGAAACCGCGTCTTATGAGTGTGAAGCTGTCCCTACCCGCCACTTTTGCCGACCTCACCTTGCGCCACCTTCAGGTGCTTGAGACGTCCGACGACCCTATGACGTGCGTGGGCGCCGTTACGGGCACCGATTGGGACGAGCTGAGGGATATGCCCCGCGCACTCATTCAAGAGGCATACAACCACCTCCAAACGCTTCGCAAGGCCGAAACACAACGCCACCTCGAAACGTTCGAGCTCAACGGCACGCGCTACGGCTTCGTCCCGAACTGGGACGAGTTCACGGCGGGTGAGTGGATTGACGCGGAGCAACTGTGTGGGGACTTTTGGAAGAACGCGCACAAGGTCATGGCTTTGCTCTTCCGTCCCGTCACAAGGGAGTGGGGCAACCGTTACGAGATAGAGCCCTACACGGCCAAGGAAGACGCCGAGGCGTTCCTCGATATGCCAGCGGACCAAGTGGCGGGGGCGTTGCTTTTTTTTTCGATTACCAGAAACGAACTTCTGAGCACTTTGCAGTCCTCTTTGATTCAAGCGGCGATGAAGGTGGCGACGACTTCGGGGAGAAGTGGGGGTGGTATCCTGTCCTCCATTCTCTTGCGGGTGAGGACGTTCTTCGCATCGAAGACGTCACCAAGCTCACCGTCGGTCATGTATTCACCCACCTCGCATTCTTGAAGGACTTGGAGTTCAAACGCAAACAGGCGACAGCATGATAACCTACACCAACATCGTGAACCGTTTCGAGGCATTCGTCGCGGCCAACCCGTTCGTGTCGACGTTCTCATTTGGCTCGCCCTCCGACGTCGATTTGGACAAGCTCGAAACCTA